GGATGTGTCTGTCTCATGGGGAGACAGAGGCCACCCCCCTCCAGAAGCGGGTGTGCGACTCCTTCCAAAGAGGTTTCGCTGATTTTCTCTCCAGCGCACATAACACACGATGCAGTCACAACTTGATATGCATCAATCTGGGACTCGCCCCTTTGGGGCCTCCCTTCAAGGCGATGGGCTGTACAAGCCCCTATTTTGTCGAGCTGACTGTTGTTGTGGCAAGAGCCAATTGCTGGTTGGTACATTCTCTGCTGTGGAGGACGACATGTACAGGCCTGATTTTGACTTTGGTGAGCGCTTGGATGGCGATGCTTTGTGGGACTCGGTTGCAAGATTCAGTTGCACCCCTTTAGCGCTCGCATTGGGATCGCAGGTGCCAGGAGTGGGAGAGTTCCATTGTCTCACACGTATGCCGCTGGTTGCGAAGTTGATGGATTCGCTGGAAGCACATGTGGAGTGTGAAGATGGCGTCGGAATCACTCGTCCCATACGGTGGTGGTGCAATGCGTTTGACGAGCTGCGCGAGAGGTTTGGCTTTGAATGGGTCAGGCTTAAAGCTGAGCTTGATGCTTATGCTGATGAGTCTGGTGTTGTTCGCCATTGCCCATGCTGGCGATCCAACATGCGTCGCTTTGAAGTGGGACCGTCTGCACCTGTGAATCAGATGATGGGCCGATTGTGGCGTGGATCCGGCGTTGAAGCAGTCAAGCCACCTCCTCGCAAGACACCGGACATATATTGCCGCTGGCGCGTCTTTGGTGTACCAGTTTCAGTTGTTGATGGTGACAGCAAGGTGATTCTTGATCAGATCAAGGAGGCCGGTCGTGAGATTGTGGATGAGGTGAAAAAGGCTGGTGTGTTCGCGCTCAAGCAAGCTCGTGAGATGCAGCGTGAAGGCGTGAACGTGAAGGTTGGTTTTGGTGCGCGGGAGGTCAGGACTGTCAATCAGGCCACAGCACCAATGATCAAGAGTGTCACGGCGGCGTCTGACCGGCTTGAGGCAGCCTTAGCGGGCGGCACGAGCTGGATGAACGTCGCCAAGGTGTCTGTTGGCTGTGTGAGCGTGGCCGCGCTTGCACTAGACATGTTCGGGCTTGTGGACATTGACAAGATTGGATCCAAGGCACTACATCTTGGTGTGGCTGCCGCTTGCTTGAGCGATTCTGCTTATATGTATGCGCGCCAGTTGCTCCACCAGGCCTCGATGCCCGTTGTCCAAGCAGCGGTCGGGCCAATTGATCTCGGCGCTGTAGCACAGATGGTGTCATCCGTTTTCCTGTTTGTCACTCTTGGTTCTGGCGGGAGCCATCTGGCGTCAAGATTCGGCTCTCAGCTGGCCAACCACGGAAAGTTCGTGGCGTCAGCTGAAGGCCTGATGACTTTTGGCATCTCCATCGTGGAGAACACAGTGAACGTGATTCGAGGTTGGATGAAGTGTGACAAGGTCAGATTGTACTCGCGTGGATCAAAGGAGGTGGATGATTGGTATGTTGAGGTCCAGAATTATCTCATCAAGCCATATCCCAAAACGGTGGTTGGGTACTCTGATCACGCCACGCGCTTGAGTCTTTACATCTCTGCTGGCACAAAGATTTTGGAGCAGTATCCCATCGATACTCATGTTGCGAGTCAAATCGTGCGCTCCTTAGATCTGTTGCGGCGTGAGATCGACAAGATTCCTGAGTGTGGCAAAGCTGGTGGATTCCGGGTGGAACCCGCCTTGCTGTTGCTCGTTGGCGGACCTGGCTCCGGGAAGACCGTGCTTGCGCGCGCGATAGCCCAGGGCGTGATACGCATGATGGCCATTCGGCAGGGTATGGAGCATGACGCTTCTAAGGGGTACTACTACACAAGGGACGGTCTCAACAAGTATTGGGACTCCTATGTGAACCAGCTCGTTGTTTTGTTGGATGAGTGGGGGGCGGCTCAGGAGGTTCCAGGGGGTGACAATCCAGCGTTTGATTTGATTCGAATGTTGAACAGTGCTCCCTACCCATTGGTGATGGCAGAGCTGTCGGATAAAGGGAAGCGGTACTTCGACTCGCCATTTGTCATTGCCACCACAAACCAGGAAAAGGTTTCAAGTATGACGACTATTATCAAGACTTTGGGCGCGCTGACAAGGCGGTTGAACAAGGGATCCTACTTCATCGAGACGAGACCAGAGTGGAAAGACTGGAATGGCGAACTGGACACTGAGCGTGTTGCAAATCACGTTGATGAGTACGGTGCGTTTCCAGATGCTTGGGACATACGGCCATATGTCTATACGAACGAAGGTGGCTTTAGGGTTGCAGGAGATTCGCTCACGTACGTCGACTTGTTGGAAAGGTTCCTCGCGAGCCGTGACCGCAATGAGGCCACAAGTGACAGGTTTCAGCGAGCCTATGAGTCTGATCCGAGGACGTGGAGACAGGCCATGCGTGGTGCGCCTTCTCAGAGTGCTCACAACGAGGGCTGGTCATCCATATTGTTCGGTGGGATGGCGTTGACAGGCATTGGGAATGTTTTTCAGCGTGGCGGCCGCAGCGCGACGGTGAGCACCGCTGAGAAGATCAGAGATGTGCTCAGACAGCATCCAGAAGGGCGCTGTGGTGATGCTGCTGATGCGATTGATGAGGAGCTTGTCCGGCCAGAGAATTCCACAGATGTGTTGTATGGCATGGTTGAACATTGTGTGGTTGATTTCTTCACGGAGATTTCCAACAACGTTCGCAGTGTCTTGCATCGTGTGTGGGTGTTCCTCGACCCGAACGACGAGTATTGGAGTGTGGTGAGTGCCATCTGGGACAGTTTGACGATGCTGGCGCTTGTTGGCTCTGCTGTCTTTGGCATTTACTGGGCTTTTGGGGGTTTCGCAAAGTCTGCTGAGGCTGTGAAGCCCCCTCAGGAGATAAGGGTCAATGTGGGTACGTTCAAGCTCAATTCCAAGTATAATATTGTTGCAGAGGACCACAGGAAGGAGGCGCCACCCCCAGACCGCGCGCCAGTTTTGGTCGATGTGCCAACCAATCCTGAGCAGCCGGTTGTCCAAGGGATCACCGCCGCGCGCGATTTGTCTGATTTTGAGAACACTGCGAATGCATTGAAAAAGGCCACGTACGCGCTTGGTTTCGGTAATGGGCACGGGCTTGGTGTCATACATTTCATTGAGCAGGACGTGGCGCTGATGCCGGATCATTTCCTCGATTACCTCAAGTTCGCTGTGACCGACATCGCATACCAGCAGGACCGTGTCCTTGAGATGAGTGAGCCAGTCTTCCTCGTCAACGTGCACGACCCATCTTTTCAGGTGAGGCTCACGATAGCCGACTTCCTGACGGCTGAGTGTGTGCGGATCCATGAGGAGCGGGATCTGGTTCTTGTTCGGTTGCGAAATGTCCGCTCACCACGCTCACCAATCAATCATTTTGTTGAGAGTGCCTGGCTTCGAGACAATCCGAATGTTGACATCATGGTTGATTATGTGCGCGTCATTGGGCAGAAGACGGTGCGGTGTTACTCGCTTGCGACCCCAAAGTCACCTCTGCTGATCAAGAGGGGGCTGAACATGCCTGGCGAGGACCTGAGGTCTGGCATGTACATGTATGCCACGGACTCGACTGGTGGTGATTGCGGCGCGTGGGCACTCATTCGGGATTCAACACGGGCCCGTGTGCCGAGTGCCAAGATTCTGGGCATACACACCGCAGGTTCGAGTGGTTGGGGGTATGTCACAACCGTAACCAAGGAGGAGCTCAACGACGCCCTGGGCCGGTTCAAGGGGCTCATTCGTGAGGCCGAGCCGCAGAACATGCCCGTGTACAATCAGGCAGCAGGGCACAGCTTGGCTGGCCTGCAACGTATGCGTGATGGGCCGAAGCTTGCCAGGAATCCCAACTCCCAGAGCCAGCGCAGTCCTTTCTTTGGCCTTTTGGGGCCCACCACTGTGGGTCCCGCGCTGCTTGCCGCGAAGAAGGGTGCTGATGGGCAGTTTATTGATCCGTTCAAGATCGCTGCACAAAAATCCTGCCAGACGACCGGTTATTTTGACGATGATGCGCTAGAAACGGCGCGTCAGGTTGCGTTCTACCCGATGCAGTCTCAGGCATGGAGTAGCGACAGGAGGATCTACGATGTTGAGGAAGCAGTCAGAGGAGTTGACCAGTATTTCAAGCCGATGCCTCGCGGAACATCCCCAGGGTACCCATGGAATGCAGAGGGTTTGACGAATAAGCAACTGTTCTTTGGGCGTGGTGAAGATTACACGTTTGAGGGACCAATGTTTGATCGCTTGATGGGCGATGTTGCTAAGGTCAAGCTTGCAGCGGCCAAGGGATTGCGTAGTGAGCATTTGTTCACCGCGTGCCTGAAGGACGAGACGCGACCGCTGGAGAAGGTTAGGAACGGCGAGACGCGCATCATTTACGCGAGCCCGCTTTGCTTGACACTCCTCATGAGGATGTATTTTGGTGCGTTCATGCGAGCTGTTGTCCGCGATCGCATAACAAACGGCCTCATCATCGGTTTGGATCACATTTCGGAGGCTGATAGGGTGTACAAGCATCTCACTGCAGGAGGGCCGCGTGTTGTTGCTGGGGATATAAAGGGTCTCGACCGCAACGTTCAACGGGCGGTGTTGGCTCCGCTTGTCCACCACATCAATAAGTGGTATGGCGGAACTGATGAGGAATCCCGCATACGTGAGGTGTTATGGGAGGAGGTCGTCCACCCCAGGAGCATCATCAATGAGGGGGGTTCGGCTACTGGCATATATCAGCACGATGTGCTGTTGTGCTCTGGCGTCCCTGGGACCTCGATCTGGGGATCCTATGTTGTGCTCATTGGGCTTGTGGTGACTTTCATGCGTGTCGCGCCGCAGCGTGTGCCGTTATCCTTTTGGCGATGTATCCACGTCGTTATATATGGGGACGATCATATTGCTAACCCAAACGCAGCTTTGCTCCCGGTGTTCACATTTCAGGCGGTTAAGAGGGTGTTCAAGGAGGATCTGGGGCTGGACCTTACACCCAGCGAAAAAGGGGAAGATGATGGCCAGCCGAACAAGCTCCTGGCTGATGAGCATTTATTATCGCGAAAATTTTGGAATGATGGGGGTGTGATGAGACTTGCTTTGAGAGAGCAGACCATTATCGAGATCTTGTATTGGATAAGGACGACCACGAAGGTGAACGAGGCGGCACAGCAGAACCGCGAGACCATGCTAATGGAGCTGAGCTTGCACCCGGATCATGTTTGGAATCGGATCACGCCAATGGTCGCCAGGAAGAGCCTTGAGCTCTACGGCATTGAGGCGGACCACCAGATCAAGAACCGGCGCTCCTATTTGGAGTTGTACAAGAGGAACCCATTGCCGTGGTCAAATGTGGTTGGCCCGCTGTGGCCCGGGATCACTGCCATCACGCAGTCAGGTGGGGACGGATTGCTTGGGAATGCGACGGTCACGGGCAAGATCAGCTCTAATGATCCAACAACTTTGGGCTTGGAAGACGCCCCACTGCAGGTTGGTGTCATGGATCTGATTGAGGCAGGAGAGCGAGATGTTGAGGCGTTTCGCCCAGAGGCACCGTTGCCTGGCGGCACTGATGAGTCAGCGTTGCTCGCACGCATGTTTGAGAGGGATTTGCTGCGTAGCACTCTGATTCTGACGAATGAAGATAGTGAGCGGGTGATCTATAGCGCGTCATTGGTTGATTTGTGGATGGCGCACCCAGCTTGGCAGCGAGCTGCTGGCATGTTTGTTGGTATGAGAGCCACGACCCATGTCACGCTTTCGATTCCACCAATTGCCACTAACTACGGCCGGTTGAGGTTGTGCTATGATCCGACTGTCGAGTCGCCAAGCAGCACCACAGTGTCCTGGTTCCAGACGATCCAATTGCCAGGCCTGGATCACTGCATACATGACCTCACCAGTGTTGAGCTTTGTGTGCCGTATATCAGCCCCAGATCCTACTTGCCCTTCGCCAATGTCCGTGGTCAGATCGGGCGCTATTCACCTGGTAACGTGCACGTTGCGGTGATCATGCCATTGTCAATCCCTTCGCTTCAAACGCTAAGGGGTCGCATTTACGTTCGATTGACCGACGTCGAGCTGATTGGGCGGTGTGGAGCGATTACGCAAGCGGGTGGTCCCATCATGCGCAAGGGGAAGGTTGGCCCGCCAGAGGCTGTGCAAGCAGGTGGCATGTCCACGATTCTGTCCGCCGCCAGTACCATCTCAGGAGTTCTCGCTGGGCCTATGTCGCTTGCGACCTGGTTTCTCGGGGCAGCGTCGCGCGCCGCAGCGTCAATGGGGTGGTCTCGCCCTGTGTTCGCCAAAGTGCCTCGCACGATCATGCAGTTCTCTCATGATTACGAGCCAAATGTCGATATGCCGACTGCAGCCCTGAACTTGGGCATGTTTTCTTGCACGGCGTTGAAACCCGCGGCTTTTTGGGGCACGGGTGAGGACGAGATGGCCATCACATCCATTGTGACGCGCCCTGGTCTGATATGGCGACAGTCGCTTGATGTCGGTGGGGACGTCGCGCTGGACATTCCGATAGGCCCCATGTGTGCGTGGTTTTCTGAGGCAAAGACCTCCAACTACAGCACACCAGCCCCGCCATTTGTTCATGCGCCCTTTGGTTACGTGGCTGACGTGTTTGAGTATTGGCGTGGCACCATCATTTACACATTTCGCATTTGCCGGACCCAGTTTCACACTGGCCGGTTCCGCATCTACATTGTGTACAATCACGACAATGTCTCCCGACAAGCCCAGCTTACCGATTGCCCCACAGTGATATGGGACATTCAGGCGGCCCATGAGATTGAGGTGACTGTCCCGTATGTCCATTGGCTGCCCATGGCAGACGTTGGGTTTCAGATTGGGACTTTGTGGATGATTACGGATATTCCAGTGGCGTGTGCCCCGGGCATGGCAAACAAGATTCCGTTGCAGATCCTGGTTCGAGCGGGGCCAGACATGGAGTTTGCGAATCCAACCACGGGAGCCTGGAAGCCTATTGGACCAGGTCGAGAAGTGGTCAATCAGTCTGGTGGGGTGTCGCTGCTGGTGTGTGGTGAGCCGATCACCAGCATCAAGCAGCTCATGATGCGCCCTGGCTATCAAGCCACTACGTTGGACTCTCCATATCAGTGGGTGGTTCGCACGCTGTGCGGACGTGGCAATCGAGTGCCAGGTGAGCAGTTAACCGATTATGCAGGCTACTTCACTCCGCTGTACGCTTTTCAGCGAGGTAGCACTGTTGCGAGGTTCATGTCTCTCACGCCTGGCACAAACACCCGTGTGGCACTTTGGCACGATCAGGAGTTGAACGCGTTCACGAATTCCATCGCTGCGAGGCAACAGGAACCTGGACAAGTCTGCCTGGTCAGTGCGCCATACTACGCTGTGACGCCATTCATTCACATTTGGGAGACGTTCATTGGCACCACCGAGCTTAGCTTGTCGGTTGGTAACGTGCCTGCGGGGACCAAGGTACAGGTGGAGCTCGCCTTGAGGGCTGGAGACGACTACCAACTTGGTTTCTTTAGGTGCTGCCCCTTTATGGAGGCCATTCCGTTGGCAGGCGCACGCGTGGGGCCATCGGCTGCGCGGCGATTCACGACACCTCGCATCATTGCGGGGGACACGCAATCACCTTCTAGCCCACTCAGCCCCATGAGGGCCACAGCACTGACTGCCGAGCCACCTCCTGCCATGAGCAGGTCTGGGCTGCTCGGTTGCTGAGTGCGCAAAATCAAAACGTTTTGTTCAGACGTCCTGGACATGGTTACGCTTGACCATAATAAGAGATTGCTTTAGTGTTGGCTATAAGCACTAGGCCTAGGTTGGGTCAGGGCAGCGACCCATTGCACGTATTCAACCCAGTTTGTCACTCGACTGAGCCTTGATCAGCGCAAGACACGATTTCGCCTATCGTTAAATTGGCGGTT